TGCACCTCACGCGCGTGACCGCGTGCGGGATGAGGAGCCCCATGGCGTCCTCCACGAGGAACAGCGTCTGGACGGGTCTCGGAATGCCGAGCGTGAGCGACGCCGCAAACGACGTGTTGAGGTACCCGAGATGGTACCTCACGCGCTCCTTATCGGCGTCGCTCAGGGCGGTCATGCGTCAAGCTGCTCGATCGTGACGCCACACTCGCGGAACCCAGCAATTGCATGCGGATCCCACGTCTCGGCCGTGAACTCGTCACCCGTGTTGAAACGGATCTGCTGCCCGCGGTACCAAGCACGGCCGCCTGCGACCACGCGGTATCGCGTGACCTTGGCAGGCGGAGGCAGCGGAGCCACGGTCTTGGCGAGCTCCTTGGCTGCCAGCGCGCGCTCCTCGTCGGTCAGCGGCTTCTCTTCCTCCGCAGGCTCGGGCGCGGCCGCCGCTGGCGCAGCGACGGGTGGTACCTCGGTGTGAACAGCCTCGACCTTCTCGGCCGAAGCGCGCTTGGGGATCCTGGCCCCTTTCAGCTGATCGGTCATCTCATCCTCCTGGAAGAAACAGTGAGGGCGCGCTGCCGTCGGAGCCCGCTACGCTGTTGACGGGGACGAACCTACGCAGGCTCGTTCAGCAGCCAGCGCCCTCACCGCAATTGAGCCCGGCGGCTCCCACAGGTAACCAGCACCCAGGGGTCGCCGCCGCGCTCGCCTGTCTCACATCGCAGCTTCCTTTGCGAGCTGGATTATTGCCTGGTAGTCGAAGGAATGCGCACACTTGTTGGCGTACTCCTCCAATGTCAGCTGTCATTCCCCATGCTGAATGCAGCGGAAGCGCTTGTACCGCGCCGGGCCGCCCGTCGCCGCGTCCGTGCGCACGGGCCAGTCACCCATGAAGCGCCACGACGTGCTCACCTTGTCCGCAAGCCGGTTGAGCGGCTGGCGAATGATGAGCTGGATGCGCTCGCTCATGACCTCGATCCCGTTGTTGGTGATCTGCGGCTCGGCGAGCTTACCAGGGATACCGGCCTCGGTCAGAAGCCCGGACATGTCGTTGTAGTACTCGAGGATGCCACCCTGCGCCGTGAACAGGATCTCGTGGATCGGAACGCCCGTGCTCGCGTTGCCGTTGTTGAACAGCTCGCCGACGAACGGGTCGGTTTGGCTGTACGTTGCCGTGAGACCACCTACGACGGTCTGCGCGATCGGACACTCCGAGTTGCGGAAGAACACGGTCCCGAGCAGCTCCCCGAGCGCGAACTCCTTGTAGGGGTAGTAGTCTGGGAGGGACTGCATGAGCCGCTGGAACTCGGCGTCCGAGAAGATCAGCGCCTGGCTCTTCGGGTCGAGGTGAGCGTGGAACTTCCCGTCGGGATGAGCCGGGACGTTATCCTGCCAGAACCCTGCGATCGCCGAGCGGACGTCCGCGAGCGTCGGGACGTCGCTCGAGCCCACGTCGTCGACCTTGTTGCCGCCGCCGACGCGCACGATGGTCGTGCGGTCGACGCTGATCACGTACGCGCGGTCCGCAACGTTCGTGGTCGCTGAACCCAGCGTCAGGACGCCAGGGCCGTACTCGTCGCCGGGCGTGTCGGGCGTGTAGCCCACGACCGTGTTCGTGGTCGCCGCGCCGTTATCGAAGATCGTGACCGTGAGCGGGTTGCTCGCCGACACGAGCTCGAAGCGCACGGCCTGGGTCCCCGAGAGGTTCGGGTTGCGCGCGCGAGTGAAGCCGTTGAGGCGCTTCACGCGGAGCGAAGTCGTGGCGACGGCCGCGCCGTCTGCGACGGTCCAACCGGAGAGCGCCGCCGCGTACATGCGGTTGCGCGCGATGCGGTTGAGCGTCTGCGACGCCTGCATGCCGAGCTGGTGGGCGTTGCGCAGGAACAGGTTCGCGATCGCCATCATGCTGGTCGGCATGTGGGTGTCGGTGGTGCCTGCGTACTGCTGCAGCTGCGCGGTCCACTGCTCGAGCGGGTAGGTGATCGGCGCAGGATCCTCTCCGGGGCGCAACGGCTGGCAATCGACTGCCATGAGGCCGGGGGCCGAGAAGATCTGCGTGTCACCGACGCCCGCCGGCCAGACCACGGGAGAGACCTCACCGCGGAAGAGCAGGTTGGGGAACAGGGCATCGTGGAACGCGCGCTCGAGCAGGTTCTCCTGCACGATCGAACGGACTTCGGGGGACTGGAGGATGACGCTAAAGTCGGGCATTGGAATCTCCGTTGGACGGCCGGGGCGTCAGATTATCACGCCCCGGCCAGGCCAACCAGCGAATCAGCCGGGCGAACCGAGGTGAGGAGGGGTGAGGCCCTTCGAACGCAAGTAGGCGTCGTACTCTTGGCGGCTCATCTGACGCACGTCCTTGGGCGGCGCCGTGGGTGGCGTCGGCTTGTTGGGCGGCGTCGGAGGAGCTTCCTTGGACTCCGAGCTCGGAGAAGTCGTCACAGGCTGAACAGCCTCTCCGTACAAGTACGGATGAGACTTGCGCAGTGTGTCGGAGAAGAACTTACGTTCATCGAACTTCGCCAGCTCCGCCTGAGACATGCCAGCGAGCTGGCGTTTCAGAATGGTCAGGGCGTAGTCGATGTCCTTGACGCCGACGCTGACGGCCACGATCCGAAGTTCGTGCTCCGCGCGGTCCGCTTCGCGCTGCTTCTCGAGCTGGCGGGCTTTGCGCTCGGCAGCCGCCCGGGCTCGATTGGCCGCGCGGCGCTGCTCCTGCGCGCGCAGGAGCTCGCGTTGCTCGCGAGTCGTGCGCCCGCGGGGGGCCGTTGGCGTTGACGTGTCGGTCTCCTCGTTCTCCGTTTCCGGTTCGGGCGCGCTCGTACGCGACGCCGAAGGCTTGACGCGCGAGCGCTTGGCCTTCAACGCAGCGACCATGGCCGCATGCGAGGCGTAGCCGAGCCCCTTCGCCTCAGCATCGAGAGCGGCCAGCGCGGCGCGCTTGCCTTTCTCGCGCTCTTGGCGCTTGAGCTCGACCATGCGATGCGCGGGCATGGTGACCACTTTGCTCGCCCGAGCCGGGGGCTCTTCTTGCGTTTCTGGGGCCTCGTCCTTCGTTTCCTCGGCCTCCGGCGGAGTCTCGCCAGTGGGCGGGGTTGTGGATTCGTCCGCGTCCGGAGAGTCCGGCGCGTCGTCAGTGCCCTGGAGCTGCTGTTGCGGAACCAGGGACTGATAGGATGATTGGTTCTGGATTCGGAACTTCTTGATTGCCACGTGCCTGCCTTTTGCTTGCTAATGCCGCTGGTTAGACCGATTCACCGCCGTCATCGCGTGGTGGCTCGCTCGCGCCAGGCTGGGATGTGGAGCATCATAGAGGCGAATTGTCTCAGGCGCTAGGGATTACGGCGTCGTGAACGGCCACTCCGTGTCCAGCGCGACGTTGGAGCGGGGGAAGTACTCGAGCACGAAACCCGTGACCGTGTTCGGGAACGTGATCGTCTTGCCGTCGTCGCTGAGCTTGGCGATGCCAACGGCCGCGCCGGCGCCACCCGGAGGGACGATCGCCGTGGCGCCCGTGTCGGCGAGCAAGTACGCGCCGAGAGACGCCGCCGTGCCGGACGCCGTGATTCGGAGCGCTTGCCAGATCCCGATCGGCGGGAGGTTCTCACCGCTCTCGAGGTCGATCCCGACGATCGTGGCTGCTGCCTTGACGGCCGCGGTAGTGATGTCGACGGCCGCTGCTGCCGTGAGGCCCGAGACCGTGACCTTGATCCGGCTGAACATGTTGCCCACTTTGAGCTTCTTGTTGATGTCCGCGACCGTGTTCAGGTCGGCGCGGTTCAACGTGGCGCGAATGTCGGTTTCTGCGATGGTCGTCATGTGGCTCTCTCCCCGAGGAACACATTCACCTCGGTGTTGACACCCGTTAACCGGGTGAGGTCAAGGGCCGTCACAGGCACGGCCAGGGTCAGAAGGATCGCGAGAGGGTCGACCGGTACGGCTTGCGCGGACCCGTCCGAGGACGTGAGCCGCGCGCGCACCTTCGAGGTCGACTGGAGAATGAGGACGTGCGCTCCGGAGAGGCTGCCGAAGTTGACCGCCACCGGGGAATCCCCGCTCAACACGGCAACCGTGTTGAGGCGCCGCACGAGGTAGAGCGAATGCAGCAAAGGCGCCAGAAACTCTGGCGCCTGCTGAATCCCGAGCTCGAACGTGGCCGGGGCCGCGCTGAACTCGCCGCTGAGGCGGAACACGTCGGCCATGGGTCAGCCGGTGCGCATGTTCCGGAACGGCGAAGGCTGAGGGCCCTCCTTCGTGTTCGGGAACTTGTCAGCATCGGACAGGTTCGCCGCAGCGTCCTTGTACGTGCCGAAACGCGCGTCGATCGCCTGTTGCGGGTTCTGGTTGGGGCTCGGCTTGATGTCGTTCATGGCTCAGCCTTTCATCCCCTTGAACGGGGAGACAGTGCTCTTTTGGGGACCGGGCGAAGCGACCGTGCCCCACTGCGCGCGGTCCTTGTACGTGCCGGCGGCGGCCTTCTGCGCCTGCACGACACCGGCGCCGTCGCGCCCGCCCACGAGTTGCTCATTCGGCGTGGCCATTAGCGCATGCCTCCGAACGGGTTCTTGTCCGTGCCACCAGCGCGGCGTGGCGTGGGGGCGACCGCGGGCCAATTCTCCTTGGCCTCGGGGAGCGCCGGCGGCATGGGCTCCGCCGGGAAGTTGGCCTGGTCTGCGAATCGAGCGATGTTGGATCGCACGGTTCGCGGCTGTCCTGCGGGCTGCACGCCCTTGAACATCGACATGTGTTCAGCCTTTCGTTGTGAAGGGGACGCGCCCGGTTTTCTGGAGCGCGGGCTCGAACGGCAAGCGGTTCCCCTTGGAGCTGCCGACCAGGCCCGGACCGTTCGATCCACCCGACTGTTCCCAATCGGCGTAGATGTCTTTCTGCAGGCGCCCGACGTAGTAGGCTGTCCCCGAGCCGCCTACGCCTTCCGTCTGAGGGGTGTATTGCTTTGCCACGCCCCGGAGCCTATCACCCGGTCTGGGCAGCGTCCAGGTAACGCTCGTCACTCGTCGCCGAAGTCAAGCTCCTCGACGTCGGTTTCCTCGTCCTCTTCCTCGTCGGGCTCTTCCGCCTCCCCGCCTTCGAGCCCCACTTCCCCGAGCCTGTAGAGCCAACCCGCCAAGCGCTCGGCGTCGTCAATGATCTCTTCGGTCTCGAGGTGCTCGGCGATCTCGCGCGCCTCGTCGATCGTCACGCCGGGGAGCGCCTTGGCCAGCTCCGCCTGGAGCTCTTCCGGAAGCTGCTGCGCGCCCTCTCGGAGGGACTCCTGCTCATCCTCATCGAGCTCCTGCCCCACGTCCGTGAGCTGGTCGGGGTCGAACTCGTCGGAGAGCGCCTGCACGTCCTCGGCATGCGCCTCGAGGAGCGTGATCAGAAGACCGAAGCGCCCCGGGCCGCCCTCCTGCATGTCCTCGGACGTTTCGAGCTCGGGCAGCTCGTCATCGTTGCTGATCGGGTTGGCGAATGCGGCGAGCTCGGCGGGCGTGAGTGTGGCCATTGTGATCTCCTGAGACAGAATTACTCGGACTCGCCAAAGATACCGAGGGCGCGCGCCGGGTCAAGCGCCGTTAGGTCGATGCGCTGCCCACCTTGGAGGATCCAACCCGGCACGCCACAGCGCCGGTGCCAGGGGAGGAGCACGCTGCGATCGTTCGGGCGGTTCGGCGGGTGGGACCAGCTGCGCCCGCGCAGGCGCCCCGCGCGCGGGTCGTCGGGCATCGTGTACACCCCACCGGGGCGCGCAACCTGGCCGTGAATGACCAGGGAGTCGGGGGCCACGCGCTTGTCGAGCGGGCGCCCCGTGAGGTCGTCCACGCGCTCTGTCCAGCGCCCCCAGAGTAGCGTGCCATCCTCGGTGGGGTACGCGCGCAGCGCCGCCGCCTGCGCCAGGTTGTAGGCGTAGCTCGTCTCCGTTCGGACCAGACGATCCACGCGCCAGCTCTGTTGGTCTACGAGCTCTCCGGCGAGCACGATGAGATGGCGTGGGTCGGTCTGCTGCTCGAAGCTCGCGCGCAGCGCGCGCCACGTGTTCGCGCCGATCTCGGCGGAGACGCTCCGTGCGGTCGCCGCGCGCAGGCGCTCGATCTCGGCCAAGTGCGCGGTCATGACCTTGCCCGCGAGCTCGGGTGGCGGCGTGCGCCCCGTGAGCTTGCCCACGAGCGTCCCCGTCTCCTGCGCGCCGCGCTCGAGCGTCGGAGCGCTCTGCTGCAGGAGCTTGCCCTCGAGGCGCCGCGCGACGCCGGCGAAGTGCGCTTCGAGACGCGCGCGGATCGGCATGAGGTACTGAGGCGCGAACTTCTCTTTGAGCCGCCCGGCGAAGTACCGCCGGAGGAGCGTCGTCACGCGCCCCGCCTCGTCCTCGTACCACGCGAGAATCGGCGACAGCGCCTTGGCCTCCACGCGCTCGGCGGCCTCGTGCGCGGCCGCGTAGGCCTCCGCCGTCCGCCGGCGCGCCTCGGCCTCACGCGCCTTCATCGACCCCCTCGTCCGCCTCCGACCACGCCGCGCAACAGCCGTTGGCTTCCACGGTCGCATGGATCGGCTCCCCGAGGTCGTCCACGTCGTCCTCGTACGCCGCCGCGCATGTGCCCGCGCGCCCGCCGGTCCCGCGCCAGTGCGCGCACAGCTCACAGCTCGAGCCCTCCGCCGGCTGACACAGCCCGGAGAGCTCGGGATCGACAGGCTGCATGTTCTCTCGCGCCGGCACGTCGCCACCCATGGGGCGGCCGAACACGTGGTAGCCGCAAACCATGTTTTCGAGGACCACGACGTCCTCGGCGTGAATGAAGCACTCCTCCTTGCCCCGCGTGCCGTCCCCGCGCTCGCCGAGCCAGAGCGCGCAATTCCCACAACGCTTGCGGGTCATGTCGGGGTTTGGAGGCGAATAGAGCAGGTCCGCCAGCGTCAGGCGGACCGGGTCACTGTCCGGAGCCTGGCCGGCCCAGACCGTCAGGGAGCGTCGGTGCTGCGTCATCTTCTCTCCAGCTGTCATAGATCCGACTCAGGCTCCAGCGCCACAGCCAGTGCTTGAGCCCAAACCAACATGCAACAGCCCACCACACGAGCAACCACTTGGCGAGCGCCACGGCCGTCCGCGCCGGGAGTGTGACGTTCACGAAGCGGTCCCGCCCAATGAACACGTCGAACGTTTCGCCTTGAGAGATCAAGGCCAGCTCTGTGCCATCGGGGTTCTTCCAGCGCTTGCCACACGCGCCGCCCGGCGGGTACTTGTTCCCCTGCTTGTCCTCCACGAGGAGCCAATCGTTGACCTTGTGGGCGAATGAGTCTCGAGCCTGCTGCATACGTAACTGCCTTGCGTTAACGCCGGCGCGCTACGGCGCGCAGCGCGGCGACCTTGCGTTGCTGGTGGCTCATGGCCGAGCCCGGGCCGCCTGAGCCGAGTCGGATCCAACGGCGCTTGCCATCAACGACCACTTCGCGCCAGCGCGCTTTGGTCGCAGCGACCTTTTTGGCAAGGCGCCGTTCTGCACGTCGTGCCTGCTTGCGCGCTGCACGCGCCACGCGCTTGCCAACGCGCCGCACGCCCTTTTTGAGAGCCTTCCCCGCGCGACGCGCGCTCTTCTTGGTCGCTTTCCCTGCGCGGCGTACGGCCTTTCCCGCTTCGCGCTCGGCGACCCTGTAGCGCTGGCGGAAGATCTTCCCGCCGCGTCGGACCGTCTTGACGACCCAGCGCGTTGCACGTTTCGTTGCAGAGGAGCGCCGCGCCATGCCTCAGTCTCCGGCCGCCACGTAACGAATGGTCGCCGGTCCTCCGCGCACCCACACGTTCCCGCCCGACTGATTCGCCGCCGTGCCGAAGGAGACGACGTGCACGCGATCGACCAAGAGCTCCGAGCCCGAGCCGAGCTGCGTCACGTCATCCGGGAACCCGGCGCCCGCGAACTCTTGCGTGATGACGATGGCTTCGAGCGCGCCGGGGCGGTCGCCGCTCAAGCGGATCTGTCCGCCAACGACCGTCGCCAGCACGCCGGGGAACCCTTCGAGCGCGGCGGCCGCGTTGATCCGCGCGGCGACCTGCGCCGCCGTGTCCGCGAGCTCGAGCACGGCCGAGACCGTGTAGCGCGTCGTCACGCTTCCGGCTCCGTAAGTGACGAGCTCGAACTCCAGCGTGCCGCCGGCGGCGAGCGGGAACACCCCCGCCGAACCCGTGAGACGCGGAGGAGCTCCGATCAGAACCCCAACGTCGTTGCTCTGCCCCTCCACGACGGAGAGCGCCAGGAAGCGAAGCGACGCGAGTGCCCCCACGCCGAGCAACGAATACGTGGCGTCCCCCGGGAGTGCGATCTGCCCCGTGAGGATCTCGCCATAGTCCACTTCGAGGACGTCGAGCAGGAACGCGAGCGCGTTCTCTGGCTCGCACGACATGTGGCAGCTCTCGGGCGGGGCCTGAACGTCACCCATGAAACGAAGAACGGTCATGAACGGAAACCTCCTTCAAACCTTGATCATCCCAATGTATTCCCACTGCTCGGCGCCTCTCTGGCCCATCTTCCGCACGCGCGCCACGATCTGGTTCATGCCCAGCTCGCGCGCGACCGTGATCCTGTGGCGGCCGTTGGTGAGATGCGCCTTGCCGTCGCGCTCGATCGTGATCTGAGGGAGTCCCTCACGACTCGACCCGAAGTTGTCCCGCACGTTCCCCGTAGCGCGGAAGTGCGGATCCTTGCGCAACCACTGGAGACCGCCCTCGTCCTTGAGCTCCTTCTTGGAGAAGGGGATCGCGTGGAGTTCCTTCAGCGACTTGCCCTTGACCGCACCATCTATCGCCTTCGTGATCTCGGCGTGCGCCGAGGTCTTGGCGCGGCGGCTGACGCGCACGGACTGAGCGGCGTCGAACAGCTCCGACGCCGTGTGTTTGCCCGTCGGATCCGGCTTCTTGGGCTCGTTGCGCATGAGCCGTTGCGCGACGCTCTGCCCCGGTGGCGGGCCCTTCTTCTTGAACCACTGCCTGTGTACTTTCCCGCCGCGCGTGACTTCGCGCTCGATCCAATGGTGGTCGAGCGTCTTGCCCGCGCGCACGGCCAACGGCGCCGGCTTCTTGGGCTCGGCATCGCGGTCGCGCACGCGGTAGCGCTGCTTGTGGGTCTTACCCCGACGGTTGACCGTCTTGACGACCCACTTGTAAACAGCGGGACTCACGGAGTGATCCGGATGATCCTCACGGCGGTTGCGCTCTGATTCTCCCCGATAACGCCGTGGAGCGCGTTGGCCCCGAGCGCGATCGGCCCGACGAGGCGTCCGCCGGGAATCGGGAGCCCGCTCGCCGGTGTGACGCCGCTCGGGCCGATGTAGACCTGAACGTTGTTGTAGGTCGCCTGGAGCCAGACCTGCTGATTCGCGGCCCCGGCGGAGAGCTCGATGCTAGTGCCGTCGGCCGGAACGATGACTTCTGCTGCTGCGATTGCCATGCTTCACCCTGGAAATTGCAAGTAGATTCCTGCGTATACATCCACGATCACAGGATCGGGATCGGAGATCTCCGAGAACTCCCCGATCATGACGATCGGCGCCGTGCCGTCGCTCTTGACCATGAGATGGGAGTCGATCGGGAGCTGGTGTCCGGCGTCGCCGAACAGGTTCAGGCCTTCGAGGATCTGCGCACTCGCACCAATGTTCGGGTCGTTCCAGGTCGTGGAGATCGTGAGTTTGCCCGTGATCACCGTGCCCCGGATCATGAACATCCTGTGGATCTCGTAGAGGCCCGCGGGGTGTCCAGCGGGGAGCAGCACGAGGTTGACGGGCGAGTCGCTCGTATGACCAATGTCGGAGATCAGCATGCTCTCGTTTCCTGTGGGGTAGGGACTCATGAAGTGCCCATTGAAGGCGCTGTCTGCAGAAGCGCCTGCGTTCGCTTCCGAGATACGGATGGCGGCAAGGCCCGACGCTCCGAGCGCTTGGCGCACTTGCTCGATTGTGCCTGCTACGACGCAGCGCTGGCGTCCCTTCAGGACACCGGCAAACGGGTAGGGGAGGGTGACAGGATCAAGGGACGTGTTCTCCAGTATGACCATGGGCAACCTGCACTCGGTTTGAGGGATCGGGACCTCGGTTGATGTCCACGACGGCCCAACTAGGGGCCTTCGCCAACTGCTTTTCGAATGCAGTTTGGCACACCCGGCAGGAGAACACCTCTGAAACGCGCACATGTGGCTCCAACGCCTTGTTGGCCCCCGTGCGCAGCATGAGGACGGCGGAGAGAACCCGTTGGGATGCCTCGTGTCCCGGCGGGAGCAGCTCGCGCCGCACGCACTCATCGTACGGCATAAACACGGTCGCTTTGATCACGGGCAAGCCGCCACAGCCGCCACAGCGGGCGCGCGGGCCGAACGTGTTCAGCGCGACGAACTCTTGAGGGGACAGTGTCCCGTTGAGGAACTTTTCTGGGTTCAGCGTGCGGCGTGACATTGAGTCACAGGTTAGTCACCTCGACGCTCCAGCGCAACGAGAACCTTCGATCCGTCCCGCATCTCCGCGTACGTCAACCCGCTCTCGTCCGGCAGGATCGAGATCTTCACCCACGAGTCGACCCCGAGTGAGAGATCCTGCTCCACACGCAGCAGATCATGCGTTTGCACATAACGGAGCATGTCGCCGCCGAGCTCCGAGCGGGCGAGGAAGTCCTTGATCAGCGCCTCGAGGATCTTCGGAGTCACGGGCTTCGGTTTGAGGACAGGGCGCCCGTTTTCGTCGCGCACGCCATTCGTATCTTCGAGACCCCAAAGCGGGGGCGTCGGCTTGTACTGCAACAGCATTAGAGCGCTCTCTTGACGCGCAGCGCGCTGCGCGCCTGCTGGAGGTCCCAACCCTCGGCAAACATGAGCAACGAGCCATCGAGCGCCTCCACGCGCTCGATCAGCCCTGCGTCCCACATCTCTTCCACCTCCGAGTACGACACTGTAGGACGGTTCCTCGTGCGGTTGTACTCGGGTAGCAGCTGCTCGTTCGCGTGTGCGATCAAGAACTGTTGGATCAGGAATTGCTTGAGCCAGGCGTCAGAAGACCCAACGACCGTGCTCTCGGCGCGGTCTTCCAGCGCGCGGCGGCGCTTTCTCAGCTCGCTCATCATGGCTCTTTTCTTGCGTCTCTCTGGCTCTTTTGAGGGCAGCGCGCAAAACCGGATCACTTCGCAACACAGCCGCCTCGTCGCGCGCCCTGTATCGGCGCACCTGCGAGTTTTCCGCCAAGGCTGCGTCGATGAGACCGTGGCGGGCCAGCTGGAGGATCTCCTTGTGCGTAACGAACCAGCGTGCCTGTAAGAACTCCGAGGACACCCACCCCTCGCGCGGATCTAGGTGCGGGAGCACCCTGTAGGTCACATGCTCGTACTCGTCGGTCCACGGCACGCCAGCGCGGAACGGCGGCGTGCGCTTGCGCTGCACGTGGATCTCACACACGCGACCGGTCGAGCACTGGCACAACGGCCGCTTGTCGCGATCGAGCGGCACGGCTTTGACGTGCGCTCGCGCGAGCTTCTGAGCCTGCCGCGCCTCTTGATCCTGCCAATACACGCGGCCCTTGACCACAACGCGCGTCGCCATGTCAGTTCACCGCCGTCCGCGCCACAGCTGACAGCGCGCGCGCCTTCGGAGGCGGCGCAGCGGGTTCCTCGTCTTCGATGAGCTCCTCGTCCTCGACCTCTTCGTCTTCGCCGGGCCCCGCCATGGCGCCCATCATCTCGGCCGCCGCCTGCTGGCGCTCGGCCTCGATCTTCTCGAGCATGTCTTGGACGTTCTCCACGCCGAAGTCTTCCGCGACGTACTCCGCCGCATGCTTCGTGTCGATCAAGCCCTTCTCCTTGGCCGTGCCCGCCGCCGTGACGGCGTCAATGATCGATTTCTGCGAGGGGTTGTAGTAGCGCGGCCAACGCAGCTCGATCTGCTCGCCGTTACCCAGCTTGCGCTCGAGCCACACGGCTTGTCCCGTGAGCTCGTCCACGGCGCGCCGCTTGGGGAGCTTGATCTCGCCGCGCACGATCCGCGGAATCCCGTCCTCCCCGACGTCCGTGCGCGTGCCCATGAGCTTGCGCGCCGCGCGCAGGACCATCTCCAGGAGCCGCTTGACGCCGAGCTCCCCGTACTGCTCCCGGAGCTCGTCGCAGCGCTCGATCATCGAGCTGTACGTGTGCTCGACCTCCTCCACGGTGCGGGACGGACCCCCTTCGTTGCGGTCGAGATGAACCCGGGCGATCGTGCAGAGCTGCTCGAAGCACTCGTCTCGGAGCTTACAGGCGCGCTCGATCCCCGCCCCGGTCATCTCGAGTAGGTTCACGCTCCCGCCCTTCTCGACCTGCAGGAAGTTGCCCGAGCCGCGCTTGATCTGGTCGAACTCGGCTTCGCTCGAGATCCAGCCGGTCGGGTCGCAATTCGCGATGCTCGCCTTCCGCGCCTGAGAGTTGAGCATGTCGATCGACTCGACCAACGGCCACGCGCCGTGGAGATCCTCGTCCCCGTCGATCGCGTCGTCTACTTCGGAGTTTTGGATCCAGACGACCGGACACTCCCCAAACCCGTGCTTGGCCGCCGTGTAGCGCTCCTTCTCCCACTCGGGTTCCTCCCCGGGGACGACGCGCACCTTGGGCCAGATCACGTCGTACATGTGGTCAATGACCCTCCTGTACCAAAACCACATGGTCTCGAAGCCTTCCGGCGTGCGGACCTGCTCGGAGTACTGGTAGCGCTTCTCGAGCCGCCCAACGACCAACTCCGAGCGGTCTCGGAAGATCGGCGTGCACCAGCGCGGGTCGTGCACTTCCACGATCGGCTTGCCGTCCACGAACTTGAAACCGACGCCGACGGATCCCATGGCCCCGCCGAAGTTGCGCGCCTGCTTCATCTTGCTCCAGAGCCGCGTGACCTCGGCCCACCCCGTGAGCCAATCCTCCGTGAGCGGGTCGTCGCAGGCGATCTTCGGGTGCTTCTTGGAGCCGAAGAGCATGCTCGTCAGCTTGAGCGGGATCACGCGCCCAAGGGCAACCGGAGCACAGGGCTTGCGGAATCGGAGAGGCACTTGGCTCATCATCCCGTCCGCCATCTCGAACCCTGGCGGGAGCACGCCTTCTCGCGCGATTGCGTCTTGGCGCTCGGCGTCAACCGCCGGCGTACCATCCCAGTCGGTCTGCCGCGCCTCGTAGCTCTCCGCGCGAAAGTGCGTGAACAAGCGTACGAGGCGCCGCTGTCGTTCGGAGAGCCACTCCTCGGCTCCCTCCCCCTCCACAGGGAGGTCGGCCACGTTCACTTCGGTCCACGGCGTGCGAGAGCTCATGGCCGAAGGTTATCGCGCCTCGAGGCGAGACGCTACAGGTTCACGGGTTCGACGGCGTGATCGGAGAGCCAGGCGAGTACGTGGAGAGGGTGCTCGCCTTCGCGGAGCAACATGGTCTCGAACCCCGCCGCGTTCCTGTGCCCGCCGCCGCCGTAGCGCTTGGCAATCGCACCCACGTCGACCGACCCGTCTGAGCGCAAGCCGACCCTGTACTTCAGCCTGCCCTGCTCGACCGTGAGTGCGACGTTCACGAGGACCACGATACCGCGCTCGCGCGCCGCTTCTCCGAGGTCGGAGACCAGCGCGTGCGGCGCGCAAGCCAGCGCCCACAGCTGGCCGTGCTTCGAAACGCGGAGGACCAGCCCCGTCTTGGCGAGCGCCGCTACCTCTCGCACGCGCTCGGCGCGGAGCTGCTTGCCGAACCCCGTCGCCAGCAGCGAAAGCGCCGGCTGGAACGTCTTGGGGTTGCCGAGCCAGTACGTGCGCGGGAAAGCCTCGAGGATCGCGTGGAGCTCGAGCGCGCTCTCCCAATTCGGGCTCTCCTTGAGCCACGTGTCCCGCACGCTCGCCAGCACAGCTAGCTCGCACGCCCCGTCGTCGGTGCTTGGGTCGTGTCCGAGCATGGGTTTCAGCACGTGCTCGTACGCGAGCATGGCGCCGGACTCCCCGGCTTCGTTGCGCCCGAAGCGGCCATTCTCGCCGAAGGCCTCGACAATGTCTCGGGCGTGGACGTGGTGGTCTAGGACGATCGCGCCGGCGGCGACATACTCCTGCACGCGGCTCCTGTGTGGTGTGAAGTCACAGAAGAGCATCCCGGGCTCGCACTCGAGCTCCTCCTGTTGCTTGCCGTACTGGCAGAAGACCAGCTCGACATCGGGCAGGGCTTCCTGAATCAGGAGCGCGCTCGCCAGCCCATCCATGCAGTTATCGTGTACGACGGCCTTTTTGACTTGTTTCAGATCCAACACTGCCGACCTCCAAAAAGAAAGGCGGCAGGACGAGCGTCACGGGAAAGCGGGGACAAAACCGCGTGACGCTCATCCTGCCGCCTCGAAGCCTGGTCCTGTTCTTGGTTGCAGGCCCGAGTAATGGCTTCGCGACTGGCAGGCCCGGGCGGCGGAGGGGAATACACGCAACGCCCGAACAACCCTGCCTTGCAGGGCGATCAATCCTTTTTGAGCTGATCGAAGCTCGGGAGGGGCTGAAGCGGAGGCGCAGGCTCATCGAGCGCGCTCGTCACGGGAGGCTGGCTCGGCACGGTCGCGCGCTCGGGCGTGGGCGCCTTGGCCTGGAGCTCCTTGACAGCGGATGCGATGCTGGCAGTCCACTCGCGCCCGCGCCGGAGCTCGAGGTTCAACGCGGCGATCTGCTCCGTGTTGCGGTCCGTCGCCTCCTTGAGCGCCTCGTACGTCGCACGCGAGACGGCTTGCTGCTCCTGGTAGTTCGTGTACGCCGTGATCGCCCCGGTCAAGGCAGTCACGAACGCGATAACTGTGCCGGGGACACCCGAGATCACCGCAGCTGCGGTCTTCTTGTGTGGAGCGGGAGGCGTGGAACCTTGGGTGGTGGGCTCGAGCGACGTCATGCCGGGCAAGCTACACCGGATCCCGCCGCTCGACCACCCAATTGTTAAGACCTGATTCACCCCTCAAGCCACCTCCCATTCCCGAAACATGCGATCGACTTCGAGCTCCACGGGATCGGCCGCCGGCGGCAAAGACGCACACATGCGGCTGATCGCGGCATCGATCAAGCAGTCGAACGCGAACCCTTGTTCGGGTTTCCCTCCCGTGCGCCAGACCTCATAGGCGAGCGCGAGCCGGCGATCTTTCGCGCACGGCGACGGGCGCGCGCCAGAATCTTCCGAGTTTCGTACAGGTTCAACCGAGCTTGAGTTGTCATCTTGCTTATCTCGAACGACCATGGGCAGCCCGCCTTTAGTTGCAGGAGCGATCTTGTAGCTTGCGGATCGCGCCGGCGACCGCCGCATAGGCGACCTCGGCCGAGACCTGCGCGCGCGTGCTGACGACCTCGATCAGCGCTTCCAGCATGTCGTCCCCGCGCGTCTCCGGGCGCGTCACCAGCACGTCGCACCCCGCCTTGACCACTCCAAACGCCAACGTCTCCAGATCCATGTTCTACCTCCCTCTGTGTGTTTAGGTAACCCTGGTTCAGACAGCCTTAACCGGCCAAGGGCCCCCGTGGTAATCGGGACCCACACGGGACGGCTCGCGCGTCGCGAGCGGGCCGTGCCCCGGCTGGCACCGATCTAGGCGCTCGCAGGACACGACCTCACATGTGTGTTCATGCCCAAAGCGAAACGCTTTGGCGGGCAGAGGGAAGAAACGCCAGTACTTGAACAGGTCGTTCGCCTCTATCCCGTAGTCGAACCCCGTTTTGTTGGCCTCGAGCTGAGCCGCCGCGCGGACGGCGGCGTGCGCGGCGAGGCCTTCCGGGGTCTGGCTCCAACGGACCGCGATCTTCTTGCTGCGTTTCATGCTCATGGGAACGGCTCCCGGGTGTGAGGCTTGAGCAGAAACTACGCGAGACCGATCGGCTGCCGGCCGAAGTAGACCGGGTGCGCCTGTTGAATGTTCTGGGCCGTGCGCCCCACGGGGAGCGCCCCGCGCCCCGTGAGGATCTCTCCCGCGCGCGTGAGCCTGTAGATCGTCCGCCCCTCGGCATCCACGCCGTCCGGCTCGACCATCCCCGACGCCAGCGCCGCCTTCAGGTCCCCATCCGACATGTGCACTCGATCACCCTTCCTCATCTCTGCTCTCCTTCTCCCCGCGCCTTGAGCGCGGCCAAAACTCGCTGCGCCGTTTCTCGGCGCTCCTGAGACTTTTTCTGCAACAAGTGGTGCGTTGTATGCCGCGCCAGGCTCGCCAGCAGCTTACGCTCCACCCGCTCCTCCGGGAGCGTGCGCAGCAGCTGTACGATCCACTTCACCCACCGCTCCTCCGGGAGCGTGAAGCGCGGGTACGCTTTGCGTGCCGAGCGGAGGAGCTTCCGCGCCTTGGCCATCTCCTCCGGATCGATCTTCCCCTTCATGACCGCGCCATGGCCTCCATGTACGTGATCCGGACCTGCTCGGCGCTCTTGCACGTCTGCTCGACCGGCGGCGTGTAGGCGTGCAGCGCGGCCGCCGAGCGAATGACCTCCCGGCCGGTGCTCAGGTTCGTGCAGCGGAACTGCGTCGTGACGCGCAGGCGCCCAGCGCGCGTCGAGACACTCTCGAACTCGGACTCCACGCGAACCCGCACGCGCACCCCGCCCACCTTGCTCGCGTAAACCGCCCCGACCTTGACGTCTGCTGATCGCATTGTGTTGCTCCTTGCCCCTATGAACGGCGCTCTATGGGCGCCCTGTAGAAGAAAACGCGCGTTAGCACTCACCAATCCCGATCCGCCGTCGAGCGGATCAGCCGCGCGCACCTGTAATAGACCCGCGCCGCACGTCGCGCGCGCCCTTCGGGCGGCGAGTCCTCGAAGGCCTCGAAGTCGTCCGCCGGCGCGGCGCCCGAGCTCGGCATCCGACAACACCCCGCGGGGAGCCCCGCCCGGCGGCACTGGCAATGCCGCGACCGGAGCGCGCGGGGAGCGACCGGGCCGAGCATTACGCGCGCCCTTCCGCGCGGCGCTCGCGCTCCGCCCACGCGCGGTCGGCGGAGTCCTGAGAGAGGCCGTCACCGCGGCGCTCGAAGCCCTCCTCGCGCAAGTAGCAGACGCGCTCGAGCTCGGCGTCGGAGAGGGAGCGGAGGTATGCCGTGTCGCGGGGGTCGGGGTCGACGGCGGGGAGGCCCGCCTTGTGAGAGGCCTTGACGAGCTGGAGGGCGTAGAACACGGGGTCGAGGTTCGCTGCGTTGTTCATGTCCTGGAAGAACGGACGTCGGTGAGATGCCTGAAACGAAAAAACGCCGGGGACCCGAAGATCCCCGGCGCGCGTCACTTCAGGGCGGCGTGTTCAGTCGCAGGCCGCGTCGCTGGTCCGGATGTTGGGCAGCGTGACGTTGTTCTCGGCGAGCAAGTCGCGGATGATCTCCATGACTTGCAAGCACGTCGCCTCGTCCGCCACGGGGCGCGTGATCGAGTCGACGCCGTTGGCCGCCGGGGGTTGGTCGTTGGAGATGAAGGCGTACGTGGGGCTCCCTTCACCTACGATCCGCGTCATGCTCCAGTCCAGCCCGATCTGGAACGGAGTCGGGTTGCCCACGAAGTAGACGTTCTCCGTCGCGGAGCACTCCACGCGCAGCGCCGAGCCGGTGCAGCTGGCATCGATCGCGTACTCCCAGAACGTGACGCTCGTCGGGTCGCTCCCCGGCGGGAGGGACAGGTCGAGAACGGTCGTCCCGAACGTGCCGATCACCACGAAGTTGTTCCCGTCCCACAACGTGTAGGCGACGAAGGGCTGATCGGGGGTGTTGGGGTCGGAGTCGCGGAAGATGCCTGGCTCGTAGAAAACCCCGTACTTGCGCTGCGGCACGAGCACCAGCTCCTGCTTCGCCTCTCCGAAGTCCTCCGGCGGGACCAGGTCGGTCTCTCCGAGCCGCTCCACAGGCTCGGGCTGCGCCTCCACGCCGTGGCAGGCGAGCGCGATCAAGAACAGGCCGACGATCCCATATGTGCGATTGTGCATGTGTTCTCCTACTTTCCTCTCGGTACCGTGTGAGACAGGCGCGTCAGCGCGCGCCAGACGTGTGTTGGTTGGGGCCCGGCGTCCACGGGTCATCCCCGAGCAGCGAGCGGAACAGGCGGACCAACGCGGAACGGAGACGCTTCTTCATCCCCCGTCCTTGCGCGCCAGCCCGCCCCGTTGGGGCACGTTGTCACGCCTTCTTCGAGCCGTACAACCAGAAGTCGCGCCCGCTCGGCGTGAGGTGCCACGTGACGATCTTCGTGAGGCCGACGGGCTGCAGCGCCGGCCAGTTGCCGGCGTAGCTCGAGGGCTTGAGATCGACCACGCGCTCCCGGCGCTCAATGTGCCCGCGCTCGAGGAGCCAGCGCACGCTGCGCTCCGTTTCGGGCTCGAAGGGCGCCTTGCCCTCGAAGTCCCCCGACAGGCCGTGCTTGAACGAAGCCGAGTGCATCACTTCATCGATCGTCATGTCCCTGTTCCTCCGTGTTTGATCCTGTGAACGGCTCCCGGGTGCCTCCCTTTAGGAGGACTTGCGAGCGAAGCCGCGCTTGGCGGCGGCGAGCACTTCCTCGAAGGAGGCGCCGTAGTTGCGCGCGACCTCCTTGAGCTCGGCCAGATCCTCGTTACCGACGATCCCGCGCTTGGCGGCGGAGGCCTCGATCATGAGAAGCACTTCCGCCTTGACCTCGTCCACCGTCTTGACCCGAACCTTCACCACCATCGCGTAGCTCTCCGTCTCGACCGTCTTGTTAACCAGCACTGCGTTGTTCATGTCCTGAGAGAACGGCGTGCGGGTGAGGCTCTTGAGAGGAAAACGACGTGGGCGTGCTCGCGTCGACGCGGCCGAAGTGATGTAGCCATGCACCAGCGATCCTCATTCACGCTCACAACCCGCTCTCCTTCAAAAACTGACAGTGTGGGCAATCGGCGAAGCGCCGCTGGAGCGGGCGCTTGGGGCTCGGCTCGAGCCGGCGCAAGCGGAGCTCATGGGACGTGGCCCCGAGTGCGATGCCCAGCTCGCGCGCGTGCGCCTCGTTGCGCGCTTCAACCAGCGCCAGCCCGCGCCGCTTGCCCTTCTCGTAGTAGAACAGCTGATACCAACCGTGCATCGTGTGCCCCTCCCTAGAACATGCAAAGGCCGCAGACGCTCGAGCGCCCACGGCCTCTGAACGGAGCCCAGATGGGGCTCTTTAGGGCGCGTACTGCTGGAGCCGGCCCGCCTCTGTGCTGTTGGGGGACTTCGATTGGGTGAACCACGTGAAGTCTGCCGAAGGCGCGTCGCTGTTGCCCATGAGGGGCGAGTTGTTGGAGTTGCGGTGGAGGCTCAGGCCGTAGAAGATCCCGCGCTTGTAGGCGTTGGTGATGTACCGCTGGCACTGCTGCTGGGTCGCCCCCATGGCGTTGCAGTGGTTGACCAGCTTGTTCCCGTTGGCCACGGACCACGCCTCGTAGCGCCGACACACGAGCGAGCCTCCCGGGCCGCCTTGCATACAGGGGTCGACGCCGACGTTGCTGGGGTACACGAACATCTGACTGTACGGCGCCACAGGCCCCGCCACGCACCGCCCCTTGATCACGACATCCGCCGTACCCGAGCCGGCGTTCGTGAAGCCTGTGGAGTGGGTGATCGTGAGCCAAGCGAACGCCTCGCTCGCGGCCGTGTTGAAGGCGTTCTGCCACAGCGTCCCCGAGCACCCGCCATCCAGCAACCCCGAGAACTCCATGCGCACACGCTTGCCCTTGGGGTAAATGCACTCGGCGCCGGACGTCTTGAGGCAGACGTCCAGATCGGGCCCCAAGGAGACGCGCGCGATCCCGTAGCCCGACGGGACCGTGAGCTCCTGCTCGAGCTCCCCGAGCTCCTGCTCGAAGTCACTTTCGACGCCGCCGCACGCGGCGAGCAGCGTCGAGACGAATAACACCCACAATGTCTTGAATTGCATGCTGTTTCCTTCGGTTAACCCACGTACTGGGTTTCATCCGAAGGAGAGCATACCACTTTCGGCCGAGCGCACTTGATCTTGACCTGCTGGAAGCCGGCGAGCTCGAGCCCGCGCCGGGAGCGCTCGGCGGCGTCGCGCGTCTCCTTCGTGATTACGGCCATGAGGCCCTTTTGCCCATGCTTGTGCAGCGTCGCGCAGGGCTTGCAGACGCGGAAGCAACCCCCCGCGATCAGGACGTTCGTGAACGAGTCAGCTCCAAACACGTCGTCCGTGGAGCTGTGTCCGCACATGTGGCAGACAATCGTTTCTTCCAGGCCTTGGTTTTCGAGAGCGAAGAGCTTTTCCATACCCAGGGAGAACGTCCGCCGGGTGCTGGCCTTTAGCAGAATCAACCGTCCGTGCGCGCTTTGCTGATCCGGACGTGGAGCTCGGCGTACGCCTCCCGCTCCTCGTGCATGACCTTCGCCGGCCCGGGAAGGCGAGCGGCGAGATAGTGCTCCTCGGCTTCCGCACACTTGGACTTGCTCTCTGCCAGCGCCGCCCCGATTCGCCTCAAGTCTGCCTCTGAGAGATCAACCTTCATAACCGACTCCACGCCGCGAGCGCGATCAGCTCTTCGGCGAACGCCCGCGGGCTCGCGATCGCCTGCTTCTTGTTGACCGTAGGCTTCTTGCGATCGAACCAGCCCACTTGGTGCGTGCCCTCGAGGCGTCGCCAGTCGAGCTCGAAGGGCGGGCGCTGGCCGTAGTAGAGGAGCCACGTGCGCTTGCGGCAGGCGTGCCCGTAGGCGCTCTGCCAGACCTCGCACACGTAACGCAGGCGCGCCACGCGCTGCCAGCCGACGCCGCTCGGCGCGGGGATCCCGTACGTCGACCA